GTGTGATAAGAATCACGATATGATACAAAGGGGGAAAGAAACATATATTACACATAAGTTATAAGATATGGAACAGTGGAAACAAAATTACAAAACTGGAAATCATCGCCTGCAGCTCTTAAGACAGAAAGACTGGTGGCATTGGTGTTGGAAGCATAATAAAATTTTAAAACCCCTTGTGCCTGAGTTGTATCGTTCGGGCGGGGGTTAATTACTCCAGGAGTAGAGGTAGTTGTGCATAAAGAAGCATGGCACAAACCATAATAGGGTACATGGCAAAACAAATTAGATCCATGGTCAGAAACAACATTACCGCAACCTCCCATGTTACTTACTCCAGCAGGCCCAAGAAACCAACTAGATGAACCTGTGGTCCCAATGCCTTGGACTTGAGCTGATCCGGAAACATTACCAGAAGTGCGAGCGTTAAGCAAATCAACAAAGGCTTCTATTACTACTGGCTGTCCACTGGCAGCTGAACTAGGAACCAAAGCTACATGCATAGATCCACGATAATAAGCATATAAGGGAGATATATATGAGTAAATGTCACCTCCAACAAACGGAGCCCCTATAGCACCAGTCCCCGGAACCATAGAAAATACTCCAGTGACCCATGGCCAAAAGAAAAACACGGGTTGTCCAGCAGGAGGAGTACCAAATAAAGATCCAGCAGAATTAACAACACTAAACCTGGAAATCAATTGCTTAACTGAAGTGAAATGCTCACCTACGGATAAAGATGAATACATTGTTGATAAGGAATGAGAAGGGTCTCCACCAACCACCTCATCAACTATGGGCTCACAACCACCAACTTGGGGAGAGAAGGTAATATTACCGGTAGTGATAGGAGCTTGAAACTCAAAATCAGGACCACCGGAATAATAAAACAACAAATTGATATTATCAGCACATGTTTCGGGTTGACGCAAATCATTCAATACAAAAATATCTAAACGACCGGATGGAACATCAGTGGGTAAATAATTGGAACTATTATAATATGGAAGAGTCAATTCTATTTCATTCGTGCAAGATATATCAACAATTTCTCTTAATGAAGCCAAGGAAGTTCCTAACGTAGGGACAACTAAACTACCGACATTTGAATATGGTGTCCAAGTAATCTGGAGCCTACCAGTATGGAACTCAGTCTTAACTAATGATATTCTTAACTTTATGGAGCCTCTCCACATTCCAAAATGTTGCGAAAGATAATTGATAGGGGGACCAGTTCCATAAGTGGTCACCTTAGATCCAACTGTTTTAGTTGATACCTGACGTATGGATACAGGAGATATTAACTTGTTGTACAAACTGGTACCAGTGGCGTTAGAAGAAAACCAGGGGCTCTGCTCAACTAAAGATGGAATGGTCTTCAAATAAGCAAAAGACATTTCATCCTCTTCGACCACAGTGCAACAGTCAGTGACGGCTAGCTTGTTGGAATAAGATAAAGCTAACGGATATGATGAATCAATACCATCTGAATTAGCGGAATAGCGATTCATCTGACGAGTCATAACACCAGGCGCGGTGGTCAATAGGGGCCTTGACCAGCCAAAATATGAGGCAATTCCCGCAGCAATGTCAGCGGCCCAAGAAACTTCCTTTGCAAAAGTTCCAAGCATAGGTACATCTGCGACCCCTCTGGCAAAACCAGATACAGCTCTTAAAGTGGTAGAAACTGGACCAGGTTTAGTATCAGCTTCACCTGATAGCTTAACCACGTTGCGATTCTTAGGTCTTCTGCCTTTAATGGAAGATTGAGGGCACAAAGGAGCTGCTAACTCAAACTCCTCAAACCATATATAAAGTCCAACATCCACAGAAGCTAACCCAGAAACTCCTGACGAATAAGGTGAAATGACAGAAACGTAAAAAGTCCCCCAATCAACTAACTGAGACTTACGGTCGAAAAAAGTATATGGACCAATGTAAGGCATCTTAAGCGTAACTGAAGTCATTCTAGCGTCCAATTCGACATGCTTCTGAGTAGTTTTAGTGGCTATAGTGGCATTGTGCATCGCCACATAACTAGGATCTGTATATGAAGAAGCAGAAGGCAAATAATGTAACAATAATCTGAACTGTTGAAATGGATTTGCATTACAAAATAACTTAGCACAAAAGGTACCTCTGACTAGACCAAATCCATCAATCTTGTTATTCCAAATGGTATTAGATAATAATGCTTGACTGCCACTCACTTGAGTTAAAATGGAATTAGATGAGTTAGAAGTTGTAAGGGAGCCTTGATAAAAGAGATAAGGTTTCTCTAAAAAATCAGGAATTGATAAATGACGAACAGTAATGTCATCTTCAACACGGCGAATATGTGATACTACCGGGGCCGCACCCTCATCATTAAAAGTGGTAGTAACATGTGTCTCATGTGAGACGGATTCTGAACTTGAAGCAATCCTAAATTATTCTGTGAAAGGGATCAAAAATTCACAGCATCAGCTAAATTTTCGTAATAGCACGTCTGATATAGACACGGTTTCTTATTTAGGCAAAAGAATACTGAAAGCCCTCACCTTGCAAGATCACGCACGCAGCCGCAATACAAGGTGGTGTGGTAGGGAGTCGCGAAAAACACAACGGGACATCCCATTCCAAAAACCTAAAGCATACGAATGTCAACACTAGGGAATGCTGACATAAGGGTAGTATATTATACTCGAGTAAGTCCTACTACCAAGACCTACTCGGATACGGTGGAATTACCACACGTATCCGACCATGAGTTTCCTCCTCTCAACAGCTGCTCTGTATGAGAGAGAGGAAGGTGGAACACAATCAAACTCTAAAAAAAAAACGCTCAGAGGAACCATGTATTCCAAAAATTTTGATTCTCCATGCAAAGATATTTCTATGCATATATTATCAAAATATTCGGTTAATTCAGATTTATGCTTTCTTCTCTTGGGATCCATAAATGATAACGACTTAACAATATTTTTCAAGTGTAACGCGAAATTATACTGCTTAGAAGGTAAAAAGGGATGGGGAATAATAACAATGGATCTGGATAAAAACTCCATTTTATCTAAATCCCCGTAAAGAGATGAAGAGCTCAAAAGGGAGGTCTTGTCACTAGATTGCAATCTAACTCCAAACTCTAAAAATAAAGCTTCTATGTCATGAGGTGAAATCAAAGAATCCCATTCAACAGGAAAAGCAATAAAAGAGTCATCCCCATGACCCAAAATCACTATCCTACTAATATATGTATCTATTCTAGGATCATTATAACCACATAACAACACCTGGGAAAAATACTTTCTGAGTACATAATGCCACATCAAAACAGTAGCTAAACTACCAATAAGGTTAGTACAATAATGACCAGAAGGCAAACCTGTTGCGGATGAGTAAAAATTAGTTGAAGTAAATTTTCCCATTGAATCTTTAACAGGATACCCTCTAACATTCATGGTGAAGTACTTAAGTAAAGAAGTCAAAATACGCAAATGATATCCTGAATAATTAGTAACGTTCAAGATGACCTGAGTGGCAGCCTGAGTGAAAGCGTATGGTAGATCAATATCATATTTTTTAACGTCAAAACAAAAAACACGAGGATTAACAGACCCAGTAATTGCCTCAACATATCTTATAAATGGTAACTGATCTATGTACGGATTTACGAAGAACATGGAGCTGGTATAGGATAAAGTTACCAAACCCTGGATCATAGTAGCTAAATACGCAGCACTAAGAAATAAATGGCAAAAAGAACCACATACGATCGTTCTAGCATCTTTGACCTTAGAAACCCCTTCAACCACAGAAGTAGTTCTGGCTTCATCAGATTTCAAATTAGCGAATTGGCG